TGAGTTGATTGGTATTGAATCCGGATTATCGATAATAGCGCTGATAATCGCATCTATATAATTTGAAGACTCACCCGTATAATATCGATATGCTTGTGATGCCCAAGAAGCACTTTTATTAAAATCATCTTTATTACGGATTATTAGATCTAATTCGCTAACCTGAAATGAGCCACCGCCATTAATTTTGTCTGCTATTTGTGCTGCATATTTTGCTGTAAAAACAGCTAATGCCGTGGGATTAATAGTTAATGTATTTAGAAGTCCTTGCCAATTACTAGAAGAATTTTCCAATGCATCGTAGTCATCTTCGTCCACGCTATCAACATAAGATCTATACGTAAAGTCTTCTAAAATTAATGTTGCAAGTTCTACAGATATGTCCGACTCTTCATAAATTGCCCGAAGCACTTCTTCTTTTTGTGAATCTGATAAAGCCATTACTTCATCACCTGCACAACTCTAGCCAAAGGGCGAGGGATCATTAATGTGTCTCCAACTTTGATATCTCCCTCGAAAGGAATTTTGTTAAATTGAGCTATAATATACCAATATTTTGGATCACCATAGAATTTCTCGGAGACCTTATAGAAATTGTCATTTGCTTGCCAATAATACTTTGTTAATTCAAGATTATCAATTTGTTCTTTTGAGGGATAAGTTAATTTTTTTGTTCGATATTGTTGAATTTGTTTTATATTTCTGTTCTCGAACAATTCTTCATATTGGGAATGATTATTGGTTGCTTTCTTTCTGTTTGAATTTCTGGACATCATTAGTCTCCCATCGTGGTTTTAATATTTTGATTTGCTAATGGCATAAGACCTAAATCATTAGCATTGTCCGCTTCCAAAGGTAAGGCATCGGAATTAAATGGAAAACCGGGTAATTGTGATTTGTTGTCTTTAATAAGATTTTCTTGATGAAGAACATTGAATGTGCAAGATAAAGAAATAACTTTTGGATAGAACTTGCCGTTGTGTGCGAACATTCCTTCATCTAATTTTGGCTGCCAATTAATACCATCAACCCAGCCCAAAAGACCATCATCTGTTCCCATTGCAGAAGTCGAAATTAAGTTAGCAAATTTAAGCTTCAAAAGAGGAGGCTTTGTTAATGAATTGGCCAATGTTGAAGAGAAAGCTCCTGTGTCTTCGCCTTCAGGTGTGTAGTTTTGAGTTGCAGAATAATTTGGATAAAGCATCTGAACCAATACGGAGCATTTGTGAAGATTGTTTTTTGCATCGGTAATATCATACGACGGAATATCCCAACCAACCGAGATTGTTCTTTTTGTGTTATCAAATGTTGGGATTGGATCCATACGCCCGAATACATTCTCCGAGTTCCATGTTGAAGCAAAGTTTTGTGAAAAATCTGTTAAAAATGCTTTAAATATAACATTGACACCAGAAATCATGCTTTTGAACTCAAGCAAGGCACCGGTTTTGGTTGCATATTCGGAAGATTTGTCCGAGGAATTAAAATAATAATTTGGAATCATTCTTGTGTTACCTTAATTTTTTTGTACTACCTCGAGAATTGCACCCTCAAATTCTTTGCCTCCGATTGAAACCTTAACTTCCATTCCGTCAAAATTGATTGCATTCTTTAGGTTATTAACAACATTGATACCTGATGCTGATATTTTTGCTCCTGTCATTGAATCTTTGGCAGTTCCAACGCTCAATAAAGCGAGATTCTCAATAACAGAAGAGATCTTAACTTTCTTTCCATCAAGCTGATTAGCAGTATCTGAAACAGTTTGCAAACCAGTTGCAAGGGCAGTAAATGCGCCACCAACGGCTGCTACATTATCCATTGACAGATTAACAAGAGAAGACATAATTGAAGAAACTTGTTTCAAAACATCAACTGGGAATGCGTGTAGCGCCCAGCCTATCATGGCAATACCACCGGCTATTAGCGCAAATCCTGCTGCCACTATTAAAGCTCCACCAACTGTTGCCGCTATCTTTCCTGCGAGCAAAGCTACTACTAAAAGACCACCTATTAATAATGTTAGTCCAGCGAAAGCACCGAAATCTGTTCCCTTAATTGCGTATCCCATCAAAGCAACGGCGCCTGCAATACCAATAAGTGAAAGAACTAAGATTCCAAGACCCTTAGCATTATGCGCTGCCGCATCTGCAATTCTTTCGATTCCTGATCCAATTCCTTCTGAAATATTCTCCATTGTTTCTGGAACGTGTTCTGATGCCTCTGCCATTTCTTCGGCTGCTTCAACAGTTGTTGAAGAAAACATACCAAGAATCTTGCCCATAAAAGCCAACGGTTGAAACAAAGTTTTACCAATTGCAATTACAGCTCCAAATGTTTTAATTGATAATACTAAAGCCCCAATAGCCACAATTGTGCTATTGATAATATCTTTTGTTCCGGGATCAAATGATGAATAAAATTTAAGGACACCATCTAAAAAATTTGTGACCCTCTCTAATATTGGAGTGACAGCAACCGCAAATTCTGCTGCGATTAATTGTAGTTTTTCTTGAATTGGAATAGTTTTCTGAACAGCTTCTTCGAATTTCCTTTGCACATCTGCTGATCTGCTCATTTGGTTTTGGTATTCTTTATATTGGCCAATATCCATTCCAAAAATACGTTGTGCCTCAGCAAGATCATCAATACCAGCAGCAGCGGCTATTGCTTTCTGCGTGAAACGATCCATATCCTTAAACGATCGACCTTGTGCTTGCATACTAGAAATAAGAGTCTCGATTCTTCCTTCCTCAGACTGACGAAGAAGATCAACAGCAGACATTTGAGTTCCCAGAATTGCGTTCAATTTACCGGTTGTCTCCGCTGCCGAGGCAAATGTATCAAATTTTCCTGCCAAGCCAAGAAGTTTGCTCATCTCAACACCAGCAACCTTAGCAGCTGACGCAAGACCTTTAAATACCTCTTGAGAGCGATCACCATAAACTGCAAGAGTTGGCAGTGCTGCTTGGAAATCTTTTGTTATTTGAGCTGAGGTCATGCCCAATTGTCGGCCCATCATGGCTAATTCTTTTGTGACACGGACGCCTTCTTCGGCTGTCATACCCAAGTTCTGGTTAAAGAAGTTAATAAGACCAGCGGATGTATCAGCAGATACTCCGATTCTCTCAAGTTGGGCTACATTAGCAACAAGTGCGCTGCGGGACTCTCCTGAAATATTAACGAAATTTGTAAAGTTAGCAGATAAGCCTTGAATCGCTTTGCCGGCACCATCCATTGTAACACCAAGATAATTGCCTTGCTGTTGTGCATCCCGCATTGTTTGGTTGAATTGATTTCCAAAACCTGTCGCAGCTGCGAGCGATGTTGAGGCGGCGTCTAACCCTTTAACAAGGGTCATGGTTGATTCGGCCACAACATTCAATAAATTACCAAAAAGATTTGTAAAATTGAATGCATCAAGAATAGCTTGTCGAAATTGTATTTGTGCTTCTGCGCTTGTTTCTAATTCTTTTCCAAGTTCTCGTGTTTTTAACGCAAACTGGACTATAGGTCCTTTACCGGCAATAACCATTTTACTAGCAAGTCTATCGATTGAGTTTTCATATTTGTTGCTAAATTTAGTAGCTTCATCTAATTCTTTTTTGGTTTTTGCTATTTTATCTGGTAACTCTTCTAATGTTAGTGCTTCAACACCATAAGTTTGTTTGATAATATCTAATCTTTGCTGGAATTGAGCTAGCGCTTCTTCGTTATTTGCTATTTCGTCTTTATTTAATTCATACGCTTTTTGAAGTACTTTAAGTTCTTCATACATTAATTCTTTTTGGGCAACTCTAGCTTTTGTGCCGTCTTGGACAGCATCTGCGAGTTGTTTCTCAAGCATCAACTCTTCTCTTTTTAAAGCAAGTTGTTTTTCTAATTCTGCTGTATCTTTTGCGTCGACAACAGATACCGTATCTAATCCGGCGGCTTTACGCTGCTCTTTTGATAATTTTCCAAGTGCTTGCGCAAGATCATCAATACTTTTTATTGGAAATGGATCAGCCACTTATTAATCCTCGTCTTTGAAAGGCCATGTAATGCCGGTTTTATTTTCAAAATCACCAACGGCTTGATCTAATACAATACGCTGTTTATTGGTCATTGGATGGTCTTTGCCAAATTGTGCATAAGCCTCGAGATAGTCTTTTTCAGCAAAAAGAGCGGTAGCATAAGCTTTTACATCTTTTTGTTCGCCTCGAATGATAAATTTTAATGATTGTTCTTCTTCATTAAGATTCGCAACCATATTAACATCTTTACCATAGATATATTTAAGTAAAGTTTTGCTCCATTCGCCAAAAGCTCTTATCCAAGACTCCGTTAAGAGTTTAGGGTCTCTTGTTAAATCAATCTTCATGACAACGCTCTCCAATACAATAATTAGTTTTATAAAAAAAATGCCCTTGCGGGCATTATTATGATTTCTTCCGTGCTTTTTCCATTTCTTTCTTTTCGTCCTCGAATTGTTTCTGCAAACGCTTCACAAACCAATTTCGAAGACCCACGGGAAGGTTATAAGCCTCAATAAGAGACCATCCGCCAAAATGTTTAAGCAAAAAGAATTGTTCGTATACTGCTTCCGAGTATTTATCGGTCAGGCCAAAGAAAGTCGGCCCCAAAGGGCACCTCCATTTCCTGATCAAAGCCACAATTAGAACATTCAAAATGCTTCATAACTTTGACATCAGGATTAACCATTTTGTAAGCATTTCTTAAAAATCTTGCGTCCTTTAAAGGCATATTATCAACATAATGATTAATAACATTTCTTTGTGAGTTGCCATGGACCGAAACAATCATCATTTTGTATTGATCGGTCATGCCGGTCTCTTGCATCATGCCTTTCTTGCGAGATTCTGCGAGTTTTGTGATGTGTTTCTCGTCTTTACCAGTCAAAATGCGAACTTCGACTTCAAATTTGCTAAATGGCATGGTAATTACAAAATTATTGTTCTCAGTTTTTCGAATTCCTAGGGATTCATCCACTTTAGATTCATTTATTTGAGGATTTGCAAGATCAAATGACTCATGAGATTTAGTTCCGCAACTAGGGCACACAACTTGAGTCTCATAATCGCTTCCATAGCCTGTTGAACGAGCAGCAATCAAAATGGCGTTCTTGTCTCCAACCAAAAGGTCTTCAACTTTAATGTTTTTATCAACAATAATATTCTGAATGAAGCGATCAATTGCAACACCTTTCTTAAGAAGTGTCTTTGATGTAAGAATATCTTCTTCTTTGGCTGTCATGTATCTAATCTCGACTTCTTCCTTACCATGGAGCGGATGATCGGGTGGGTATAGCTGCCCTTTTGATGGAATGTCCACCAATTCCGTAGGAGCAACAAACTCAAGCGGATTTAGGGCCGCTGTTGGCTCCGAATCGATTGTTTGAGGTCCGATTCTATCCTCATTGTTTCTTGTAGTCAAATTTCACCTCGTTATACTACAGGGTTGGGTCCAACAGTATTGCTTACACCATCTTGTGTTACCATTTGTCCACCTTGGACATTATCAACAGTTACAGGTGCAGCCATTGGCTGTTCATTTAATTGTTCTATTTGGGCCCAGTCATATGTTATTGTTAATTCAATTGTCACCAAATCTTCAGAAGAATAATCAAGGCTTCCAAAATTTACAGATTTTAAAATTGCTCCGTGCAATCTCCACGATTCTAGAGCATTGCCTTCGGCATCTAATTGATTAATCAAAAATTCATCAAAATAAGCAGAAGATTGTGATTTAGATATGCCATCTATATACTCGGTTATGTTTTGATAGTCAGGGTAAATATAACCGAAATTAAACACTTTATTCAGCAGCAATTGCGTCTTATCTGCTGTATCAACAATCGATATTGTTATATCATTCCACGTTAGAGTGCCGGGATATTTAAATTTATGATTTATAAGTTGATATTCGTTTGTTGAGATCTCGAATGATGGCTTTGTAACCGACTTGGCCCAATACCAAATACCTTCTCCACCCTCGTTTGAATCAAGAATGGAGAAGCGAAATTGTCTTTTAGGGGCTGCGTTGTCGGTCCAAAAAGCCATTTAACCTCTATTAGGACCCAAAGCTTGGATCGTTTGGAATATTTTTGCCATTATTATTGGGCGAGTAGTTAGGGCTCTGATCGGGGTTTTTACCAACTTCAAAATAAGTTGTTTCTTGGCTGAAATCAGGATGTGTATCAGGGAAAGTGCATGAAGCCCAATCGTATCTAATTGTTAAGTCAACTGTTCTCAAATCTTCATTTGAATAATCAAGATCTCCAAATTTTGCTGATTTAATAAATGGCTGATTAAGAGTCCATTTTTCTACAACCGCACCATCTGCCTTTAAAACTTCAATAACAATAAGTTGAAGTCCAGCCGTAATGGATCTGTTTTTTGAGATAGTATGAAATTGGTCATCGTTTGTTCCTATAGGAACCATATAACCAGAGTTAATCAAAATCTGATTCATGACTCCAACTGCATCGGGGGAAATAGGATCCACTAGTGTCATTGATACCTCAGACCAAGATACTTTTCCGGGAAAATAATATTTGCCACCAAGATAATGATGCTCTGATTCGCCAACATCAAAAGATGGAGTTGTAACGGTTTTTGCCCACCAAAGAATTCCTTCAATAACACTGCTTGATCCGTCGCTATTCTCAGATACGAATTGTACCCTAAATCTAAAGTTTCTTTTAGGTTCTACACCTGCTGAAGTCCAAAAAGCCATTATATTAATCTCCCTTTATTGTAATTAGTATAGATCATTAGAATTG